GGGTTGACTATGGCTCAAGGAAATGGTAATGCTCTAATCTGGAACGAAGTTGATACAGGTTCAGCGCCTATAGATCCTCCAGGCTGGCGAGAGGTGGCTGCATAAAGAGTTTGACACAAACTCATTATTTTAATAAAATGAATACATAAGGAACAAAATATGGCGAATTCAACATCTGCTAACCTAAAACTTACAGTTCAAGCAACTGGTGAAAATTCAGGAACTTGGGGACAAATTACAAATACAAATTTATTAATCTTAGAACAAGCGATTGGTGGCTTTACTACTTTTAACGTAACCAACGCCAATAGAACTTTAACATTTTCTAATGGTGCATTATCAAATGGTAAAAATATAGTTATTAAATTAACAGGAACTCTTGCAGCAAATAGAACAGTTAGTATACCAGATTCAATAGAAAAAACTTTTTTAGTTCAAGATGCATGCGATCACGCAGGAAACACTTTAACTTTTAAGACAGCATCTGGAACAGGTGTTCTTTTATGTGAAGGTAATTGCTACAATTTATATTCTGATGGAACTAATATTGAAAAAGTAAACGAGTATAGAAAGTGGAGAGTAGTATCTGCAGCTGAAACAGTTCAAGCAGGTGCTAAACTTTTAGTAAACACAAATGGTGGAGGAGTAACAATTACGCTTCCAGCATCTCCTGCTACAGGAGATGAGGTCCACTTTGTAGATCAGGGTTATGACTTTAATAGTAACGCATTGACTGTTGGTAGAAACTCTTCTAATATAGCGAATGCAGCATCAGATCTTACTGTAAATACACAAGGTGCAGCTTTCGGATTAGTATTCTCAGGAGACGCTACAACAGGATGGACTTACACGGAGAAATAATATGTCAAATTACGAAGCAACAAAATACGATTTTTCAGGGGCAAACCTTACAGGTATCGAGGGAATTCCTACAGCTACTATTGTGCCGTGGTCTTCATCTTCAGTGCCAACAGGTTTTTTAGAGTGTAATGGAGCAGCAGTTTCAAGATCAACTTATTCTGCATTGTTTGCAATCGTAGGCACAACTTACGGAGCTGGTGATGGCGCCTCTACTTTTAATTTACCTGACTTACAAGATAACGTAGCGGTCGGAAAATCTAACAATAAAGCTTTAGCATCAACTGGCGGAGCAAACACAGTTCAATCGACTGGAAACGTGGGTGGATCAACAGCTAACGCAACTCTTTCAACAGCGCAGCTAGCATCTCACACTCACAATGTAAATCAAAATGATCCAGGTCCGAGTAAAGGAGTTCTTCCAAACAGAGCAGGATCACTTGCAACTAGTAGTACTGGGTCAGACTCAGGTCACTCTCATAATATGAGTGCAACTTTTACAGGTGATTCAACTTCAGTTTTACAACCTTACTTAACAGTAATTTATATAATTAAAACGTAGGAGAAAAGATGGCAACAAACTCAAAATGGATAGTAGTATTTGACGATAAGAAAATAACTAAAAAATATGATGAAGGGTCAGAGGAAGGTGCAGGGCACATCCTTAAAGATGATCCTATTTGGAACGAAGCAAAATTTGCAAATATTTGGGCTATTCAATACGGAAATAGTGTAGCCACAGATTCTGTGGAATATAGGGATGAGACTCCTCATTCTGTTTATGATCCAGCTGTGTTAGGAGACTTTCAAGAATTTATTAATAGATGGGATGCTGCTCAATTAGTATCTATACAAAATACCTGGGACGATGATAACGTGGAAGGTGAATCTTCATCTGATAAACTTTCTAGACTAGGTGCTAGACCTACATCCTATACTTCTAATCCGTAAAACTTCTACCTGTCTGCATTGAGTTTCATCCAGGATGTTAGAATATATTTTTCTCCAGATAAGGGTGGATTACCTCTATGAACATAAGGAAAAGCAGCAGGCCAAATAACTATTCTGCCTGTTTTAGGTTTTACTCTTTTTGAAAAATGTAAAAACTCTGTTTCACCACCTTCTTCTATATCATTTAGATAAACAGAAAAAGCAAACGCTCTAGGCTCCGTATCATATCCTCTACCATGCTCAACATGCCAAACATGATATCCCTCTGTAGGTAAAGTTTTTTGAATCTTCATATCAGTAAAATAAAACTGATCTATACCATAAGCCTCCCTAGCTCCGGTGTTTTTCTCATAGTGTTTAAATGCCATATCAAAATTAACAATTAAGGATTTTAATTCTTTCCACCATACATTAATGTTGTTAGGCATTGCAAAACATTGCTGATCTTGTTTATCTAAAACAGATGCATTTTCAAAAGCGGCTCTATTTAAAGTTTTTTTAAATTTATCTTGATCTTCAAAAAATTTTATGGCTTTATCACACTCTGATTTAAGAATATAATTATCGTAGATACCTATAAAGTTATCTATATTAACTGATTTTTCATTCATTTGGATCTTTCATTCATTATAAAAGTAATATATAACCCATTATATGCTACAAAAATTAAATTTCAAGGCAGGATTTAATAAACAAGACACTGAATCAGGAGCTGAAGGTCAGTGGACTGATGGTGATAATGTAAGATTTAGATATGGTTTACCTGAAAAGATAGGTGGCTGGCTACAGTTAACCGCAGCTAATAAAACTCTCCCTGGTGCGGCCAGGGCTCAGGTGGCCTTTTCTAGTTTTAATGGGGAAAAATATGCAGCCATTGGAACATCACAAGGTTTATTTTTATATTATGGAAATGATTTTTACGATATCAGTCCGTTAGACACCGCTATTACGGGGTGTACTCTTACCACTGTAAATAATTCAGATGTTGTCACGATCAACAAAGGATCTCATGGATTACTTGTGGGAAGATATGTTACTTTGTCTGCTGTAACAGTGACTGGGGCTAGTGGATTTACAGCTTCAGATTTACAAAAAACTTATGAAATATTAACTGTACCAGATATTGATAAATTTACCGTGCAAGCAGTTAGTGTGGAAACAGGTTCTGGAATGACTGCTGCAGGAGCTGCAACAGTTAACCCTTACGTTATTGTGGGACCAACCACTCAAACAACCGGATATGGGTGGGGTACATCTACTTGGAACACATCCACTTGGGGAACAGCAAGAGCAACAAGTGATGTTGTCTTAGATTCAGGAAACTGGAGTTTAGATAACTTTGGTGAAGTTTTAGTAGCCACAATATTTAACGGAGAAACTTTTACGTGGAACGCTGGAGCGTCCAACGCTCGAACAATTAGAGCGTCTAAAACAACTTCGAACTTTCAAACTACAAATAATCCCACAGCCACTAGAATAACTTTAGTGTCTGACAGAGATAGACATCTGTTTCACTTCGGGACAGAAACGACGGTGGGAACGCCAGCCACGCAAGATCCTATGTTTGTAAGATTCTCTAATCAAGAGGATTTAAATACTTACACTCCCACAGCTACAAACACCGCGGGAACTTTTAGATTAGATACTGGTAATGAGATAAGAGCAGCCATTCAGGGTAAGGATTATGTTTTTGTAATAACAGACTTAGCAGCTTATGTAATACAATTTGTAGGTCCTCCATTTACTTTTTCAGTTAGACAAGTAGGTACAAACTGTGGATGCATAGGTCAACATGCAGCTTCTTATGTTAATGGAGCTGTGTTTTGGATGGGAACACAAGGAGGGTTTTTTGCATATGACGGAACAGTCAAATCTTTACCATCTCTTGTTGAAGATTTTGTTTTTACAACCGATGGAACTAACTTAGGATTAAATTTTGGTTCTAGTGATGTTATATTTTCTGGATCAAATAATTTATATACAGAGGTTAATTGGTTTTATCCAAAGTCCGGATCTGATCAAATTGATAGATGTGTAACTTATAATTACTTAGAGAATTGTTGGACTACTTCTACTTTGGACAGAACGACTTATCAAGATCAAGGAGTGTTTGAAGTGCCTTATGCAACTGATTACGGAGATAGTTCACTCCCTGTTTTTCCTGATATATTAGGAATTACTAGTACGTACGGAGCCAGTATTTATTATGCTCATGAGGTAGGAAACGACCAAGTTAATAGTGTGGGTACCACAGCAATACCTGCATTTATTAGATCAGGGGACTACGACATAACTTCTAGAAGAAGTGCTTTAGGTCAATCAACTGGTGTAGCTGATTACAGAGGCGACGGAGAGTTTATTATGTCTGTTAGAAGATTTATACCTGATTTTAAATATCAAGAAGGCAACGCAAAAATTACTTTGTTTGTTAGTGATTTTCCAGATGATACCCCTGTAAGTTCTCCACTTGGACCCTTTACAGTTACAACAACAACTGATAAGGTAGATACTAGAGCAAGAGGAAGATTAGTATCTCTTAAAATAGAAAACGACTCAACTGGTGAGACGTGGAGATATGGAACACTTAGATTAGATGCTCAACCAGATGGAAGAAGATAATGGCAAATACTTTATTTGATTTAGCGCAAAAATATTTACAACAAGGCTTACCTGATATAGGTGGTATTTTTCCACCACCCCCTATTACTATAAATCCTACAAATCCTATTGTTATAAAACCAGTAG